TCTCACTGACCTTGGGATTGTCTGGCATAGCGGTTTTAACTGCGTTTTGTTTCTGTAATATGTTTGTATCGTTCATGTTTTTTTCGTCCTGACTCCAAACCTTAACTGTATATCCCAAAGGGGTTGTCCAATCTCTCGGGGTTATTTCCCTACTGTAAATATCATCAGTGTTTCGTCCCTTCTTATAAATCTTAACCGCATCCAATTTATCCCCGGCCGCCTCCACTAACTTGATAAATATTATTCCTCTCTGTTTCCATGCTGGAGTGTAAAACTTACTCATGCCTTTAATTCTTTCCTTGGCCTCTCCTAGTGCCAATTCTACCTCTCCTAATGTAATTTTGTTCGCTGTCTGTACTCCCTGTTGAGTAGAAGTTGCGCCGGTGGCCTTCTCTACAATCTGTAATAAGAAGGTCATTTCGTCCAAAGAGTCTGACAAATCAGGGACGTCAACCTTTTTGAACACCTGATCTAAACTACCATTGGCCGGTACTGGTATTCCATACCAACCCCACGGGACCGGTACTAAAGTCTGAGGGTTAAATCCTTCAATATTGGAATTATAATAATTCATGCCAAAATTGCGTAACGTCCGGTTCTCTACTATCTGACTAAACCAAGAGTTAAGAATTTTATTGGGAGTCCTGACAATATCAGCCACCGCATCTGACCAAAAATCCTGACGTTCTACATCATCACCCCAGGTCACATAAGGAAAATGATTACGCCAATAATGATCAGCAGTAACCCCGATCACTTCCTCAAGTGTCTTTTTCATGAGTTTGCGATTGTTTTCCGCCAACACATATAAATATATTTGACTATCAATTTTCTCACCCTTATCTGTGGTCTCGTTATCTCTAAACAAAAAGTGCAAAGTCAACTCAACATAGGTCTCACCTAATATCGGATTATCAATATCGGTAACCCCCATATCCTGCAACTTCTGGTTTTTGGCTTGGAGTGATTGTTTGTTATCCTCTGCTTTGACTAAACCTTGCTCTGAGGCAAACCATTGTTTCAAGGCGGAAACCTCACTCTGATTATAATTATCATTACTCTCCAAACTGGAAAGGGGTAAGAATATATGTTGATGTATCAAATATCTTGAAGAATGAAGGTTGAAGGGATCACAAAAACGGCTTACTATAATATCCATCGGGTCTTGAACTGTCATTTTCACCTTACCATCTAAAATCTGCCACTGATCAAAGGACCGGCCAAATAACATTACTTGCCTCTTATCCACAATATCCTGCAACTCCATGAGGTTTTCTTCAACTGTGTATTTCCAGTATTCATTCTTGAATATTTCCGCCTGTTTATCATTATCAAGGTTTTGGAAATATAATACCGGCATATCATCAATGTCTTTGAGTCCGGTTTTAATTACCGTTTTCATAACGGGAATGTTGACAGATTGCCTTTGGGTAAGCCGATTGACTATTACCTTATCCCGATACAACTCGTAATTTTCCGTCCAATCGGAATGACGGCGCTCTTGATAGTTAAAGCCGTCATCACGATTATTATTAAGCATCTGGATTTCAGGAGATAAAACATTTATTGCGTCCATATTATTACATGATAGTTAATAGTTATATATAAAGGCAAGAGTATTATCCAATCCCGGGTATGATTGGTTTTACGCCACCAAAATTAGTCTGTTGTATTGGTTTAATATACTTTTTATAACCCGTCCCAAACGTCCGGAAAGCATCGGCCCCATGACTGGACCAATCGTGTTTTGGCATCATTCTGAACACTTTGTTCTTTTCGTCCCATTCCTTATGGTAGTTTTTCAAACAATTAATTCCTCGATGACATTTGTTGAGATCAAACCAACATTGACGCAAAACTGACCGGCAAGCATCTATCCCGTCATCAATCCCCAACTTGGGCGCAACCTCAAAATTAATCCCCAATTTCTTTGCCACTTCCCACCGTGATTTCCCTGTCCCCAACTCTCTGACTGCAATGTCATGGGGGGCGTAATGCCTGCCATACAAATACTCTTTATTTTGCAACACCTTGGCATAATGCGGTAATCCTTCCCCTGAGTTCTCGTAATAATCGATAAAGTGAAACTCCTGTCCTATTACCTGCATAAACCAAATACTCATCGAGTCATCCATCCCCAAATCCCAAAAGGTGTGAACCTGTAGCGCATCCATCCACGGAACCCGGCCGAGTCTGCCCTCCTTCTCAGCCCTCCTCATACCAGCGCCATAATACGAACCTATCACCGGAGAGTTAAATGAACAGAGATATTCTTGATCGAAGTATGCCATTGCCTCTGCCTCTGACCGGCCATTGGCTGAAAACCGCTTGATTATGTCCTCTTTAATATCTTTCAGTTGTTTGGGTGTCCATACTCCCGTCTGATCGGCGGTAAGAATATTGATATACCAGAGAGGGTTGTTTTTGGCATACTCCAATAATGCCCGGGCGTGATTATCGCCTTTGGGGGTCATGTTGAATATAGAAATCCCCCCGTTCTCTTTGAGAATTGGCTCGACCACATCCCATGCGTAGGGGTCTTGTTCTGACCATTCAGAGAATACAAACATTTTGGGATTGCCACCCCTTAACGAGTCTGGATTATCAGAACCGCCAATCATAAACAAAGACTCCCCCTCTCCCCCACATTTAACCGGAACCTTCATACTGCTTTCATTGGCATGGCCGGCTCTGATAATCTCGGGTATATGATCCATGTATTTAAAACCATCACTCCCAATACCATCCCACAAATTCTCCCTCCCCATTTTCAGGGTGGGATAGACAAACTTAACCAAACAAGGGTCTTTAATTAAACGGCCGGGGACGGTATCGGCAATATTGGTTTTGTCCTTACCGGCGCGCCTGTGCCATATTTGAAGGAAATATCTAACTTGGGACTCATTATTAACCGAAGCCTCAACAGCCCTCAAAAAAGGGACTTGATAATCTCTAGCCTTGAAGTGATAGGGTATGATACATTCTTCATCATCCATCTTATTTATAAGATACACGTTTAATAATTACATTGCCGGTATGTTTATTATCTACCTCTGATTTATCCTTCCAGCCAAAAACATTCTTACCAAAAAATATTGCATAAAACGCCGGATATAAACCTTTCATACTATTAACAATCCAAATCTTTTTCTGCAATTGTTTTGCTTTGTTATATGCACTGCGAAAGTCTTTATACTTATCTCGCCACCTTAATAAAGTAGACTCATCAACTCCAATTGAGTCAGAGAAACCCTCAAAAGTAGGAATATCATTAGCAATTTCCTTTTTTATTATCTTTTCTGTGCCATTTTTATATTTAATTGTCACTGTTTCGGTATAATGTGGTTCAATATCGAAGTATTTTATCAATCTTTTACAGTAAATCGGTTTATATTTTGATGGTCTACCCATTTTTTTGGCCATTTATTTATCATTTTATTACTAAAACGATGATTAATTATATATCTTTTGTCAAATATTGCGAAGTTGTACGTAATATGTTTTATTGGAAATTATAACTGCCTTGCGGATATACCCTTTATGGAGTAAGGCGTTAATGGCGCCAACTGTGGTAATGTCCGGAACCCCACAGAGTTGACCCTCTTTAAGGATCGCACTGTGGGGGACCGGAGTTTTATTACTTGCTACCCACGATTTAATAAACCCCATTATGTGTTTTTGTAATTTGTTGATCTCACTAATTGAGGTATATATTGTGTGGGTCATAATTTATTCTGGTAAAAATTGCTCCCCTTCGTTTGCTGGTGTTTCTTGCGGTTTTGGGTCTGGATCTGTCTCTGATGTTGGTGTGGGTGTTGCTACCTCCTTCTCGGCGTCTATCTGTTCTTGGGGCTTGGGAAAATCAGTTACTATCATCTCGTAGGTGGCCGGATCAAAAGTAACCTGTCGAGCGTATCCTTCCGGTCCCTTATCCTCAATACTCAGCGTTTGTCTCACCCTTGCCAACTCCAACATCATTGAATTGTTTAATCCTTCTCTTTGAAGGGCTAAAATACCAAGTACAGAATGAATGTTCTGTATTTTCTCTTTCGCTTCCTTGGACAATGAAAATCTCTTGGTTTTGGTTTGTGTTTCTTCCATGAATTAATCACCTCCTAACCATTATATACCTATTATACACACTTTATTATCTTTCTTCAAACTCATCCTTGATCTCTTTGTTTACCTGACTTGAAACTATCTCCCGAAACTTATTCCCACCAATCTTAAAACCACACACACACTCAAACATTCTGATTGCGGGGTTGTATTGATGTATTAAGTTTTTATTACATTGCGGACATTTGTTCTCTTTTAGATTTTGCCACCGCATGATTTTTCTCCTCTCTCCGGTTTATTTGTAACATTAATTCAACTGGAAGCGCAAACAAACCATAATTTGCACAATCCGGCTTAGAGCAAATAAATAATTTGATATTACCACCCTCTAAGCCCACAATTTCATAAAAATTATGAAATCTCTTATTACACATAACGCAATGCAATTTATCTGTTATTTTTACCATTATTTATCACCTCCAATGCTTCTATGTAACCCATTAAATAATAAGCCTTGAGCCTAAAATTAAGACTTAATGACTCCTCTGTCATTAATTGTTCTAACTCATGACTTTTTTCTAATAAACCTTTTACATAGTTACTGGTTACAAAACATTTTTCCATAGGCCGGGGAGTGAGAGTCGAACTCACGCAATCCAAGACGCGCTATCTTGGCTTCCTCCTTAGGAGGGGTTCTACCGTTGAACTACCCCCGGCATTAAATAGAAATCATAAATTATCTGATTACCAGTTACGATCCGTTTGTAAAATCTAGTCAAAAGCCAAATAACGGGAATAGTGGTTAAATGTTTGGGTCCGGCCAATTTAGCCGTGTGCATTATCAAGGCTTGAAAAGCCTTTGCCCCCTCATCACAAGTTTTGATTGAGTCAATGGTGGGAGTACCGGTGGTGGTATAAATTAGTTTCATAGTTTTATTTCTGTTCGTTTGTAAAATTTCCACACTTTATAATTTTACCTGTTAATTCACACTGCCCCCTACCATATTGAAACATTGTTCTCTGAATGGTTGTATATTCCCATATATTGAGGGCTTTATCAATTAAAATTGCTGATACAAATACCGCTAATAAAATTATCCAAATTATAATTTTTTTCATAATCTCCTTTTACCAACTATCATCAAATTTCTCAAGTCCGGCTCTCCTTGCGCCTTTACTCAAAAGAAATTCAACAAAATTCATATAATTATTGTCAGTAGGTTGATACACATTATTCAACCAGTGATCATATTCTATTTTTTCCTTGTCTAGGTCCATACCCTCTGGTATTTTCAGATCATCACATGAGGCATCAGCCCAATCACCGCCACCATAAATTAGTACAATTCTTTGCTTGTTAGTTTTCATTGTCCCTCTTTTATAAAAAATCCTTCCAAGATACAAAATCTTCTTTTTCAACATTTCCAATTGATAAAGTTTTTTTTCTGGTTTCTTTTCTATTTATTAATTTTGCAATTTTACGGTCAAAATCGATTAAACTCTCTGTTATTTGCTTAAACATCGCCACTCCATCATCCCTATTATTTTGATCTAACCATATCTTTACTTTATCCCTAGCCTTTACAACTTCGTCCAAGCAATAATCAATACCTGCTTGGTAGGCTTTATAACTTTGGTTAGATTTCTTAAACTTACCCCTTCTGAAATTATCTCCCAAACTCCCATTATCTGGTCTATTAAAATTGTCCTCAATCTTTGTCTCCTTTTCCTCTACCTTTTCAAACACCTCTCTCGGTATAATAATATGGATCGTGTGATCTTTATCATAACCTACCACAGCCTCTAATTGATCATAAAACGTTGCACTTTTGAAAGGATAAAACTCTAATTCTTTACCCTTTAACCACTTATCGAGATTAGCAATATATTTAGTAAGTTTTCTGTATTTACCATATACTTTTATTTTTGATTGTATTGACACAAGTTTCCTCCTTTTATAATTAATTAATAATTAAGACTCTATCACGAAACCAAGTGCCTTCAAAAACGTCCCAACTTGATTTTTTTCAAGTTTTTGTGTTCCACCATTGCCGTAAAATTTAGCATTACATAATTCGGCTCCGCTCAGATTGGCTCCGCTCAGATTGGCTCCCCTCAGATTGTCTCCGTACAGATTGGCTCCGTACAGATCGGCTCCGCTCAGATTGGCTCCGCTCAGATCGACTCCCCTCAGATTGGCTCCCCTCAGATTGGCTCCGCTCAGATCGGCTCCGCTCAGATCGGCTCCGCTCAGATCGGCTCCGCTCAGATTGGCTCCGCTCAGATCGGCTCCGCTCAGATCGACTTCGCCATTAACTGCTTCAATAACCGCCTCTTTCATTGTTTCCTTTTTGCTCTCAAAAAGAATATCGCCGCTGTTGTTATATATTTTAATTCCTTCTTTGACTTCTTCTTTTTTTTCTTCATTACTTACAGGTGCATATTCAAAACCATCTATGATTATATTTTTCATATTTTCCTTTCTCGCTTATTAGCGAAGTTAATTAATCTCTCAATGAAGGACACTAGGGTGTCATCCTTCATTCAAAGATTACTTTGTTTCTTCAAAAACTCTACTGGCCTTATATTCTCCTGGATATTGAGACTTGATCATACACATTGACCCCTTCTCAAAATCTGTGATGGCCTCAGATAACATTCTTTTATCCAATTGATTTTCCTTATCATTTCTTAAACCACGAAGTGTGTCTAAAACCTCGTCCATCTTTTTAGCGCAAACTTTTAATTCTTCTGACATAAAATAATCACCTCCTAACTAT